ATCTGACATGGATTTTGTTTCTAGCATCTACTACGTTAAATAATACAGGATACTCCTGAATAATCTTGTCTAGTTCTATCTTAGATCGTCTTAAAAACGTACGCTTGTCACGTTCATCATCTAACATTGATGGACAACCTAACATCCATATACGACCAGAAGTATCTGATTCAGGTATTACGCCCCACATTCCCATTTGATGTCCATGCCTGCTAACCATAGTCATACAGGGATTACTCTTGAAAAAGCAGTAGAACAAACTAGGGAGTGGTTCTAATCCTGATTGTGCTTTGATCTCAGCTATATCTTCTTCTCTCATGTTTTCACCAATAGCTCTAATATCTTCTAAGCAAGTACGTCTTTGATAGGCTACATTCTTTTCGCTCTCGTATGATAGAACCCTTCCCATTCGGCTGATTGGAATCGACAAGGTAGTGGACTTGTAGAGGATATAACTATCTTAGTATCTATATTGCTTGCCATCACAGGAACACGGAAAGATCCTGTAAGAACTGAAGGATCTCCGATAAGTGGAGGTGCTTCACCAACGACAATTCCGTTATATGGATAAGTGTTTGTGTCTCTACTTGCAGGGGTAACTTTTAATTCAAAAGCTGAAGACTCATCAAAGATTACAGTCCATGTTCTCATCTGTAGTTTTGGCCCTGCTGCTACTGCCACGCCTCCACCTGTAGGTTCTTCTTTTACATAAGGAGTACTAAATTCATAGGTCATCTCATACCTTTCACCAATAAAGAATCGTGGTGTCTTGCCTCCTACTTGAGTCTTTAGATCTCCAAGAACTGTGATTGTATTACTGGTTTGAGCTATGGGTTCAATGACTTGCCCATGCCTTAAAAGAGTATTGCCTGTCTCAAATCTTCCGACTACTACCATTTGTGATCCTGCTGCTATTGGGTAAGGAAGGGTAATAGTTGTTTGAACTCCCAACGCACCAGGGTTAATCAAAGCAAGGGAACCAGTAGCAGGTTCTGTTGTCTTCCTATCTAATAGGATTTCTATCTCTGTCCCAACGTCTACATTTTCAGGTCGAAGAATAATTTTTTCTAAGTAAACACCATCGCTATATTCAATTACTACATATAGATCACTATCAACCATACCTGCTCCTAGTATTTTCTTTGCTCCTGCATCTGCATTTACTTCCCAGTACGACCATGCTGATTGAAGTTTCGTGTCGTCTTCGTAGAAGAACTTGTACAAGTAAATTCTTCCAGGTTCGTCTTTGCTTAATAGGACTAATGCCTCTTCAGATGCTGAAGCAATGAAGCTACATAGATTGCCTGGTAGATAACGAGGAATACTAGAAGTTATATCTTCTGATAAAGGGACAGAACCACTGGAGTCAGGAAGGAAGAACTCTCTTACACCTGAATAGGTTCCTTTGGGTATAGGGAAGTAAAGGTTACGACCAACAGCCACAGGGTCTACAGTGTCAGCCATGTCAAAGGTTGTCATAGCTGTAATGGTGGCTGTCTTTGGTGTCAAAGTAGAGCCGACATTAATACCTGCATCTAACCTGAACTGTCCATGCCTACTAAATAAGAGAAGAGTGTTAGCAAAAGCGACTGCTGAAACAAGGAAGTTGATAGAAGCACCACCAGTACTTAGATCTACTGGATCACTATCTACTGTTGTTTGGACAGTTTCAGCCCAGAACCTTTCGTAAGCGTCAGCACCTGACAGGATGACATTCTCATCTGCTAGGAAGACAAGCCTGTTCCTGAACAAGTTGACATTTTGAATAGCACTGCCAACGAAGGAAGGGTTAGGTGCTGTTCTTTCATCGCCTGCTAGTCTTGGCGACCATGTTTGAGATGCACCGTCTGCATCTGTATATTCAAATTTTTTAAATGTAAAACTAATAGTCCCATTAGTAGCCACATTCCTAACAAGGATATGAGGCATGGTTGCTGGATCAAATTTATAAGTAATGCCTGGTGCAACTGTTTCTTTCCATGTCCCTTTACCAGTACCTGAACCTGCTGTAGTTTCGAACTTTACATAGAAATCATCTAAGTCTGTAGCTTTAGTTCCTTGTATTTTAACTATGAAGCCTTGCTCTGAAATAACAGGCAAGTCATCCATGTCATCGACAACACCTTTAATAGCTACGGTGTCTTCACCAGTCCTATTATCTTTAGAGCTAAGTGTATAGTTATCATCTGATTTTGATATTTGAATTAGGTAGTCAGTATTGGTAACAGTAAAGCCACTAATTGTATTTAATTCTTCTGCAAGTTTAGTTGCAATAGTGACATTAGAAAGAGTTGGGTTATAGATAGCAGTGCAACTTTGCTCCGTTCCAATAGTTTGACTTGTTGCTGATGTGTAGTTGAAAGAGTTAGTAGCGACAGAAGTAATTGCATATTTTCCACTAACTCCAGTTGCTGTTGTTTGAGTAGGGAACTTCATCTCTATCTCATCTCCCACTTCAAGTCCGTGGTTAAGGAAGACAACTCCTACGTTTGTACCTGACTGAGTAAAGGAGCAAGGCATCTCCCTTCCTCCTATCTTTTCTGTCTTAAATGTTTTTTCTGTTCCATTTAGCGTGACGCTATATTCAGTGTCGTAGTTAGCTGCCTTGATAAATACTGTTGACTTTCCTGTTAAACCAGCAGGTGATTTATCAGAGTTACCTGTCAACATTCCGACAGTCTTTTCCCTGTTAACAATGAATGTATAGTCAGCAATAGAAGCAACTCTTATTTGTTCAGAAGGTGCACCCGTTACATCTATATAAGTAAGTCCGTCTGGTGAGCTTGGTGTATAAACAGTTCCATCTAAATCACATACTTTTATGGAGCCATCCATGATGATGATCATGTACTGCACTAGCCCATCTCTATCAACCATGTGTATGAATGGTCTGTTACTTCCTGCTGACCCAGTAAATAGTTGTGCTAAGTGAGTCATTGATGGCCTTTTCTTTAAGCCTTCAACTGGACTAGGTAAGCAATTAATAACTGACTCTGCTTGGGATGACAGCCTTAATGCAGGGGGCTGCTGACTAATCCCATTAATGAGATTGGGAATAGAGGAACTAACTAAAGGCATCTACCTAAGAACAGTACGACTTGGTTGGTAGGTCTGGAATACTCCTGTGTGATTAGGATTACCTCTAATCATATTGTGATCTCCTGCATTAGTCTCTTCTTCTAGGAACTGTGCTTTAGCTTCTGCCTCAGAAGTAATATTTATTTGAGTTAAGTCTGCACTACCTAGTATCTGATCTTGCAATACTCTTCCTGCTCTTGTCATTATGTATTGACGAGCATGTTCAGGTAGGTCAGTCCAGCTAAGAATATAAGTAACGTCTGCTTTTAAATCTTCAGAAAAGATTGATGTGTTGTTGCGTCTGTCGTATAGCTTCAATCCTCTTTGAACTACTTCATAGTCTGGGTATTCATAAGGATCTATTCTCACTCTGCTTATATCTGAACTCAATTCAATCTCGTCAGTGCCAACAGTTCTAACAAGAGTCCTCTCGTAGTCAGTGTTAAACGACCAGCCTTCTGATTGAACTTGTCTGCTTGTTTCTTTTAGTGTGTCGTGTGCTTGTTTAGCAAGACCGAACTGACCAGCCAAGGAGTTAACGGGTGCTTCACCCATCATCCTTAATACTTTGTTGACTGCTTCTAGTTCTGAAGTGAGATTAAGACCCATAAGAAAAGAGGGGGCATGTAGCCCCCACGGTAGTTAGCTGGTAGCTGTGTATATTTCGATAGCACAGTCTGGACGAAGTACGCCAGTACCATGAGCCATAGATCCGACCATGAATGTACCTTGCCATAGTGCATGTACATCGGAACCAGTTTGTTCCATCTTCAGATCCATCAACTTAACAGTACCAACAGCCTGCTTGTTGAACACAAGTCCAACGCTGTCTGTGTAGTCAGCATGGTATGTGTTGTTCTCACCAGTTACAGCAGAACGGTTTGTAGTTGGCAAGTGGTTAGACTTAACGATGCTGATACCAGCAACCTTTAAGACTGTTCCATCTGCGTATGCTCCAGAACCACCCCAGTCTCTGTTGAGTACGTCTGTTGTTTGGGCGATTTTATAATATTCGGTTGGGCCAAGTGCCAAGTATCTCCCGTCCTCAGGAATATTGTCGATATCCATTTGCTCTGCTGCTGACCACATAGCACTGACTAGCTGTGCCCCTGTGATAGCTGCTTTACTAGAAGCAACAATCTTGATACGAGTACCACCAGGTAGGTCAGTGTTGAAGTTAGTAGCTGTTCTTGCTGCTTGGCAGATAGTAGCCGCTACGTTCTTGTCATAGGTGTACGCTAATGCGTTGCCCATCTCAGTTGTATACTGGCTACGAACGTCATAATGGTTCTTAGCCTCATCAATGTCAGCAACGAATACGTTTGATACGAGCTTGTCATCAATGTTGATAACAGCTTCAGCGTGCTTAATAGCATTACCTGTAAGCTGTGTACCAGGTGTATGGTATGCTGTGCTGCTTAATCCAATGATAGGGAACTGAGCAGACTTACCAGACTTGATCGTGCGTACAGTGTGTAACGCTTCGAACACAGTTGCCTTACGGAAAGCACTTAGTACTTCTCCACTAAAGGTCTTAAGGAATAAAGCGTCATAGCTAGAGCCTGTATTGTTTACAAGACCTAGCCGTGAGCTAGTAAAGTTAGCCACGGATAAAAAGAAAGAAAAGGTTTCCCTTCACTATCTCTTCAACGCAGGGTATCCCTCGCAAGGGGCCGTTGTTTATACGAGAAGGTTTAGGTATCTACATAATACCCTTTACATTACATTTGAGCGACCAAGTTTTTCTTGTACTTCTTTTCTGTAGGCTTCATCAGTTGCATATCGTTCATCATTCATAGCAGCTACTACCTGTGCTGCTGATTTGAATTTACTTGTATCTGCTCTAGCTGTTCTACCTCCGACAAGCTTGGGTTCTCTTGGTGCATTGTTCATGTATGAAGCTTGCAAGCCAGCGACAGCAATTCTTATCTGGTGAGGATTAGAAGTTTGAAGCATGTTGTCGAAAGCTTGTATCTCTTCCATGTCCCAGTTCTCTTGTGCGAACTTGACCATTGCTTCATAGTTTTCTGCTCCACCAAACTCATCTTTAATTGCAGTAACTTCTTTAGCTGCCAGTTGGGAATCTTGTGCTGCTCTGTATTGCACACCATCTAGGTATGCTTCGACCATATCTTTGGTAAAGCCAGCACCTTCTAATGATGTGTAGTCTTCTTCAGTTAGCTGACCTGACTCTTGCCATCTAGTGTTCATACCTTCGTAATCAACACCAGCCTCATCAAGGCGACTACCTATGTATTCACCATAGATCTCTGTCGCACTACCAGTTTCAG